GATAAAGTATATACAAGATATTATGATCCAGAAGGAAACAATGTTTGGGATCTTGCTACTGAGATGACACCAGGAAATGTAGATTTACAAAATGGTATAAATTATACAATAAATGCTTTAGTTGCTATGAATTCTGGTTTACAAGCCATTAATAATCTTGATTTTGATGTTTTATGGGATGATGTTTATTATGATGTATTTGCTAATGTTGTTATAGATAAAGTTAGATTAGAAGCTAGTATACATCCTTATTGTTATGAATATAGAGAAGAAGGTGGAATTACAACACCAATATTAATAGAAGGATGTACTCTAAATGTTTATAGAAAAGAATATGATGGTTCATTCACATTAATTGCTAAAGATGTACCAAATACTAACGATACTTATGTTACAGATCCTCATCCATCTTTAGATTATGCTAGATATAGAATAACAGCTATAACAAGTGATACTGGAGCTGTTAGTTATGCTGATATACAAGGCTATAAAATAGGTGAGCCATCTATAGTTATACAATGGTCTGAAGAATGGTCTATGTTCGAAGTTGATGAAGAAGGAAATGGAAATGTAGAACCAGAATGGTCAGGATCAATGATAAAAATACCATATAATGTCGATGTAAGTGAAAAAGCTAAACCAGATGTTAGTTTAGTTAATTATGCTGGAAGATCAAATCCTGTAAGTTATTATGGTACACAAAAAAACGAAACTGCTACATGGAATTGTGAAATACCAGTAGATGACAAAGAAACAATTTATTCTTTAAGAAGACTTTCTAAATGGGCTGGCGATGTATATGTTAGAGAACCATCTGGTGTTGGTTATTGGGCTAATATATCTGTCGATTTTGGAATAAAACATTTAGAAGTTTCAATACCAGTTACATTTACGGTAACAAGAGTTGAAGGAGGTATTTAATATGAATATTGATTGGACCAAATCTATGTCACAATCATTTGAATATTATTATGTTGATCCTGCAACTTGGAAAGATGTAAAATTAATAAAAACTGTTAAATCATCATCTATAGATAGAGATCTAACTGCAGATACATTAGGGTCAGCTACTATAGATTTAGATGAAATAATAGGAGAATGCTATATAAGAATTTATTTAGTTATAAATCAAAATGAAGTTAAAGATAGAATACCATTAGGGACTTATTTAATACAAACACCACAAGTGTCATATGATGGTAAAGTTCATTCGGTATCTGCCGATGCATATACGCCATTATTAGAATTAAAAGAAAAAAAAGTCCCTCTTGGGTACTTCATACCTAAAGATTCAAACATTATGGATCAAGCATACAATGTTATAAAAGACAAATGTAGATGTCCAGTTGTTAAAACAATAAACGATAAAACATTATCATATAATTTCATATCAAATTATGATGATACTTATGATGTTTATATAAAAGATCTTATATCTTTAGCTAATTATTCTTTTGGATTAGATGAATTAGGAAGAATAATATTTATGCCATATCAAGATTTAAGTTCTTTAAAACCTATTTGGACTTTCACATCAGATAATAGCTCAATATTATTTCCAGAAATATCTCTTAAACATGATTATTATGGAATACCTAATGTTGTAGAAGTAATATATAATGATTCAAGAGGTGTTATGAAAGCTGTTGCTAAAAACGAAGATCCTGGAAGTCCAATATCTATAATAAATAGAGGAAGAGAAATTGTTTATTCTAATGAAAAAATACCAGCTGGAGAATTACCTACTTATCCAACGCAAGAAATGTTAGATCTATATGCTAAAAAATTATTACAAAATCTTTCAAATGTAGAATATAAAATAAGTTTTTCGCACGGTTATTGTCCAGTAAAACTTGGTGATTGTGTTAGAATAGATTATCCTAAAATGGGGTTAAATGGAGTGAAAGCAAAAATTATTTCACAAAAAATTAAATGTACTACAGGATGTAGTGTTACAACTACTGCTGTATTAAATAAAAGTTTATGGAATTAGGAGGAATTAAATATGCCACATGAAGTAATATTAAACGATATACAATATGTATTAATATATACACAAATTAATGCACATGATGAATTATCAACTCAAATATTAACTTTTGATGATCCTCAAGCTGCTGAAGCTAGGTATTATCAAGAATTATCGTATGGTACTAATAGCGACCAAATTGTATCAATATCTTGTATGATAGTTGATACTAGAGGTAATGTTTATGCTAAAGATACTCAATCTGGAAAAGCGGTTCTTATACCAGCAACTCAAAACTTTGGATTGTTAATTGTTCAAAGTGATAAACAAGGAGTAAATATAACTAGAATGGCTCTATATTCAACATTACAAGATGCATTAGCTGCAATGTATCAAGAAATAGCATATGCAAAAGCGTTAGATACAATATCTTGGATTACATTAAAAATAATAAATAGAAGAGACAACACTATAATAAAAGAAGAAAGACATGAATGCGCTGGAGCCGAAATAGTTTCTGATGAAAATCAAAATGAAGTTAATAATGAAGAAATATTAGATATACCTATTGAAGAAACTGAAAATTATGGTGGTTAATTCAATAGGCAATTAAGATGGGAGTGATTATGTATTATGGCTATATCTGATGAAATCGTAAGTAAATTTGTTAAAACATTAAATAACAAAGAAGAAAAAAACACCAGTAAAACATTAGATGGTACATATATAAAAGTTGGAAATGTAGAATACGTACGTCTTGATGGTTCAGATATATTAACTCCTGTTAAAAATACTGTAGCTGCAGAAAATGGCGAAAAAGTTAAAGTATTAATTGATAACCATATTGCTACAATAGTTAATAATGAAACAACTCCATCTGCTAGTTCGAAAGTAGTTGGAGAATTATCAGAAACAGTTGGCGAACAAGGAAGTATAATAAATAGATTAGATACAGTTGTTAATCAACAATCAACTTCTATAAATCAGTTAAATACACATATAACTCAAGTTGATACTACTTTGAATCAACATAATGTTATAATAAATCAACAAAATACTAGAATAAATCAACAAGATGTTAATATTAGTATGATTAATGATAATATCGTATCGATGAATGATACTATATATTCACAAGGTAATACTATAGAAGCTCAAGGTAATAGTATCGAATTGATGAATAATGTTATAACTGCTCAAGGAAGCAGAATATCATCAATAAACGATACTGTTACTTCACAAGGAAATGTTATAGTTGCTAATAGCAATGCTATAACTGCACAAGGAAATACAATAACAGCTCAAGGAAACACAATAGTAGCACAAGGTGCTGATATACAAATTTTAAATAGTGGATTTGTAATAGAAAATGGAGTATTGACAGGACTTAGTAAAATAAGTGTTGATTCATTAGAATCTACTTATTTAAAAACTACATTCGCAAATATTGATAATGCTAATGTTGATGTATTAAGTGCTCGTAAATTGTATGCACAAAGCGGTATAATGCAATATGCCGATATATCACAATTACAAGTTCCTGGTGAATTAGTCGGTACTGTTGTTAGTGGTGATATAATATTAGCTAACACAATAAAAGCTAATAGAATATTATTAAAGAATTCTAATGATGGTTTATTTTATGCATTAAATTCTGAAGGAGTTCCTGAAGGAGCTATTGATCCTCAGACTCATGAACCAATACCTCAAACAGATCAAAATAGTTTAAATGGTACTATATTGGTTGCTAAATCAGTTACTGCTAGTAAAATATCAGTTCAAGATTTAGTGGCATTCGAAGCTACAATTGGTGGGTTTGATATAACAGATAATGTTATATCTACACCTACTAAACATTTTGGCATAGGTGCAGATCATATAAGTGATGAATTTGCTGATAAATTCGAATTAATTGTTAATGAACCAGATGATTGGGAAACAAAATATGAAAAATATTATATTTTATCTAATAATTATTTTGATCATATAACTGGTTCTAGTGCTCCTACATTTGTTACGAATGAATATTATAAATTAAAAGATACCGAAGAAGATGAATTAGTAGAAGATGCACCCGGGTTATATTTAAATAATGATGGTCAATTTATGTTAGGTGCTCAAACCGATAATCATATAAAAATGACAAAAACTCCAATTGAAGGAACTACACAAGATATATGGGCATTAGATATAAAATTAAATGATATGACTATATATAGTGATGGTACTGATATAACAATAGGATCATTAATAAATAGAAAAATATCCGAAATATCGGATCAAATATCAACAGATGGTTATGAATTATTAACTTCAGAACCTAGTGATTGGAATACAAATTATAAAGATTATTATATTTTAGATGATGGAGTATATGTAAATGTTACAGGTAATACTGCTCCTACATGGACTGTTAATACTTATTATAAAATGATACCATCTATAAATACAAGATTAGATGAAATGGAAGAAATTACAGATAAAGATAAAATTAATGATATGATTATAAACGCCGTTAATGATACAGATTTTAGTAACACTTATACAACTAAAGCTAATATGGATAAAGCGTTTGAAGATTTTAAAAAAAATAATATAATTGATTATTCTACATATTTATCATATCATAATGGTGGTTATGAATTATTAACTTCAGAACCTAGTGATTGGAATACAAATTATAAAGATTATTATATTTTAGATGATGGAGTATATGTAAATGTTACAGGTAATACTGCTCCTACATGGACTGTCGGAACGTATTACAAAAATGATCAAAGTAATTCCTATTTAGCTATAGGATATGCTGGAAATCAAAGTGGTGTTAGCAAATTAGCAGAAACAAAAGTTACTCCAGTAAGTGTCGAAATATCAAAGACAACTAATAGTAATACTGAATCATTGATTTTAGCAGCTAATGGTATACAAATGAAAAATGGTAATACTACTTTATCAAAATGGAAAAATGGTAAATTTGCTGCTCAAACATTATTAGTAGGTATATTTGGTGAAGATGGTAATATGACTTCTGGTTTTGGTTTTATACCAAGAGGAGACTCATTATCATTTAAGAAATTAGATCAAAATGAACGAATTTAAAAGGTTGGTGAAAAAATGGCAAGAGGGGATATGATACCATGCGGTACTGGTTCTATGTCATCAAGAACAGCTTGTAAAACTGGTTTTTGGTGGAGATATGCTAATACTGCAGATCAAGCAATAGCTAATAATAAGCATGTAATACAAATATTTCCGTTTATATGTAAAGATAGTAATAAATATCCATGGAGTTCGGATTTACGTAGTTCTTCTGTAACTTTAACTTTGACATATTCTAGTAATGATGTAAGAACGTATTCTAAAACGTTATATACTAAATATAACTGGGGAAATGTTCCCACAGCTACATTAACAGATTTAACATCTGTTGGTAATAAATTATGTGGTTTAGTTGAATCTCAAAGTAATTTACCAGGAGAACAATCATCATATCATAATTATTATAAAGGTTTCTCATGTTATGGTGCTAGTAACAAAAGTGAATATTGTACTTATACTAGAAGTTCTGATAAATATCCATATTTAGATCCTCAATTAAATCCTCAAACAGAATCTCAAATAATATATGGTGCTCAATTCGATGTTCCTGCAAATAGTGATGGTAGTATGCCTACTGTTAAAGTTAAATGGAATATGGTAATATATTCTGGTCATGGTACAATTTCATATGAAACTAATATAACATTAGATACAATACCAAGAGCTAGTACTATAACTCAAAATAGATCTAGTTTTTCAATAATACAATCATCATCAACAATAGATGCTGAAAAAAACAGAATAACAATAACAAAAGCTAACGCTACATTTGCTCATAAATTAGTGTTTAAATTAGCTAATACAAATGTTACTATTTCTGAAAATGTAAGCAATAATACAAGTTCTTTAACAGAAACATATGATTTTATTCCTAAAAATTATAATAGTATTTTGGATAATATGAATTCACCATCTACTTTAACTAGAACTGTTAATATGATATGCTATACATATCCTAATGCAACAATAAGAAACGCTGATACTAATAATGATGGAACTGGATCTATTGGTAATAAATCATTATCATTTACAATAAAAATAGAATCTAATGATTATACTAAACCGGTAATAAATACGCCATCAACTCCAAATGTAGCTAACCCATTCACTGTATCAGGTACAAAATATGCATTAATTGGAAGATCGTATTTAACTGGCATAAAAGCAACATATAATTCATTAAAATATGGAGCTACGTATAGTAAAACAAATATGACATTGACTGTAGGATCGACTGTATCTCAATCATGGGAAGTAACAGATAATGGATCTAATCCAAAAGAATCTAATATAATATCTTCTGTGTCAGATATGGTTATAAAAGCTACTATAACAGATTCTAGAGGTTTTGTATCAACTGAAAAATCTTATACATTTCCATCTAGTAGAATAAAAAATTATTCATTACCATCTTTACAAACGGCAAATCTTTATAGATCAGACAGTGCTGGTGGTGTATATTTTAGTTTTTCTGCTAAATTTTCTAAAATAGATATAAGTGGAGATAAAAATGTAAATAAAGTATTAACAGTTAATGATGGTACAAATACTTGGGTTGTTACATATAATGGTAGTACTACTACAACAACATATAATGGTAGTAGTAGTAGTGGAGGATCATATGATTCTACAAATAATATACTATCGATTACAAAAAACAATTTAACAGGATATGCAATAACATCGACATTTACATTTACAATAACAATATATGATGCTGTAATTGGATCATCTGGAGCTACACCTATAATAAGATCTATAGGAACAGTTGAAGATTTGATGAATTTTAATTCTAGCGGTAAATCAATGGCTATAGGAGGAATAAGTACTAGAGGTTCTTCTGAAAAAGTATTAGATAATAATCTAAAATTCTATTCAATAGCAGGTGGTCAATTCAGAGGTGCTCAAGGTAGTAGTTGGGTAAAAGATAGAGATGTTGCACTTGTATGGAATAATAATACAACTCAAGGTGGGGCATATTATCCGGTTATAAGTCAAAAAACAAAAGATGGAAACTGGACAATCGGTCAATTATCTGGAGAAAATAATCTAACATTTAATTATACAACTGATACTAATTATAACAACAATAATAATACATCAAGCAGATGGAATATTAATACATCAGGAAAATGGAGTGGTTCTTGTGCAAGTGCTGATACAGCAACAAATATAGCAAATAAGGCATTTGCTACAAGGTCAAGTGTTGGAGATGCAGGTTGGACATCATCAACTGGACAACAAGATGTTGTATGTAGAAGTTTAATTGCGTTTTGGAATGGCGCATATAGTGGAACTACAAGTAATTTACAATATTGTGATAGAGGAAGATTTGGAACAATAATTACTAAAGGAACTGGTGATTATGAACCAAAAACCACAACGGGTACTCAATCAAAAACTAGTACAGCTACGCCAAGTGGAGCTATAGCATGCACTGTAGCATGGAGATATATAAAATTTGATAATGGTATAGCTATGTGTTGGGGAAGAACAGAGGTATCGACAACAATAAATACTACATGGGGTAATTTAAAAACATCTGTTAATATAACATTACCAAATTACCCAGATAATTTATTTAATGATATTCCATCTTTAACTTATAGTTCTACTACTGGTGATTCTTGGTCAGCTTTTATATGTGCCGCATCAAATAATATGCCATCAAAAACATCACCAGGTAATGTTTTTCTATGTAGAGGTAATAATTCAGCATCAACACAAAAATATATTATAAATATTCAAGCAATAGGTACTTGGAAATAATATAAAAAGGAGGAAAATATATGGTAACATTTTATAAAAAAAATAATTATATTGTAAGAACAAATGAAAGAGAAGTTGAAGTACGTTGTTTATCAACTGATGAAAAACCAACAGTATTACCTAATGGTAATCCAATAGCTAATGGTACTTCTTTGTTTGAAATTGATACAGGAAAATTATTTTTATATAATTCTGAAAATGAACAATGGAATGAGGTGGAATAATGGATTTAACATCTTATTTACTAGGAAAAAGATCTGGTGGTAGTAAAGGGTTAAAAGTAGTAGTTGTACAAGAACTACCTACAACTGGTGAAGAAAATATTTTATATTTAGTACCTAAAACAACAACAGGTACAAATAATGTATTTGAAGAATATTTATATGTTGATAATTCTTGGGAATTAATTGGCACTACCGACATTGATTTAAGTGGATATCAAATAATTGCTAATTTAGTAACAAGTTTAAGTTCACAAAGTACTGACACACAATACCCAAGTGCTAAATTATTATATGATTTATTTAGTGAAACAAGTTCATTTTATATAACTACACAAGGTTATTCAAGCAATTATCCATTTGTTTTTGAAGGAAAGAAAAAAGGAAATTATTTGTTTATATCACCTTTTTCTGATGGTAGATTTTATTATAAAGTAACTGCAGATGGAGCAACAAAAAGTGAAGCACAATTACCATTTGTACTTAATTTACCTAGCGACTTTAATTATGTAGATAATCATTATTATTTTGGAAATTCAATTTCGCTTAAAAGTGATGGCACAATGTATACAGGCACACCGTCATTAGCTTGGAATGTATTTTCTATGGGTAGTGGAAATTTAAAAATGACAATTATAACAAGTGGAAATCAAACATTTGCAGGTGTAAAAACATTTAGTTCAATACCAAAACAAAGTAATACAACAGCACCAACTGACAATGCACAATTTACAAATAAAAAATATGTTGATGATAGAATACAACAAGTATATATAAGCTGTGGATTAAGTGCATATAGTACAAGTTCTACTTATGCAGTAGGTGATTATGTATATTATGGTAATACAATTTATAAATGTAATACAGCAATACAAGTAGCAGAAGCTTGGGATAGTACACATTGGACAGTAAGTAACTTAAAAGAATATTTAACAAGTGAATTAGTTGGCACTGCTTTGGGAGGTAGTTATTAATGGCAAGAATAGATAATTTAGACCATTTCTTAACAGATGTAGCAGACGCAATAAGAACAAAAACAGGTAGTCAAGCAACAATACAAGCAAGTTCATTTGATACAGCTATAGAAGCAATACCTTCTGGTAGTGATGGAATATATCTTGTGGAAAGTATAGAAGAAAGAGATGAACTAACAAATATTAGCAATGGTGATATATGTGTTGTATATGGAATGCAAGATGAAAATTTACCAGAAGAAGGATTTACAACAAATTTATTAAAATTTCCTGAAACAGTTGTATTTGATGAACCAATTAATGATTGGTATAGTGCGTATTTTGTTGGAGAAAATAATCATTATAACAGTTTAGATATAATGTTAGAAAATAATAATGCTAGGATATCATTCTATTCAGAAAGTGATTATTTTGATATTGAATATAACTCAACAGATGGAATGACATATACACTAAATGGAAATAATAGTGTAGAAATTCCATATGATACATATAATGTAGGATCATATGATGAAAAATGTGCGCAATTTGTATTAGTTAATGTTATAAATTTTAGTGGAATGTTTCAATATTCTAGTGAAGATGAATCTTGGGAATACTTAAATATAAACATGCACGCTAATGAAGATGAAATATTTACAGGTAATAGTGCATATACATCTGAAGGTAAAGTAGTAGGAAATCAAAACAGGAAAGACTATCGAAAAATAAATATTTATTCAGGAATAGAGTCACCTAATTTTATACCAGAAATAGATAAATCATTATATATAAAATATATTAACGAATATGATGTTGGTAATGAAAAAGAAAGAAACATATTAATTAATAGCAAATGTTCAAATAATTATAATCAAAAAACAATATTAAATAATAATACTTATAGATTTGTAACAACAAGATCTTTATATTATAATGGATATATTTATATACTTGATAGTTATGCTAAAAATTTATATAAATTTAACCCATTAGATAATACAAATACAATAATATTATCAAATATGGATATTGCTAACGATAATCCTACAAATATTATAGAAAAAGATAATAATTTATATTTTACAATAAGAGCAGATGATAATATCCATTATTTATATATTGTAAATTTATCGAATAATACATATCAAAGAATACAAACGCCTTTTACATATTATCCTACACTTGCTATGTTTTCAACTGGTGATGATATATTTTTATATAGTGTATATAGTAATAATCAAATGTATAAAATAAACAATAATCAATTAGATTTAATAACAGATTTACCTAATAATTTTTATTATGGTTTAACATTTTTTAAAACAATAAATAAGAATAAAATATTAGCAAGTAAAACAGAAAATGAAGTGGCAATTATTTATAAAATTGATATTTATAATAAAACAAAAGTAGAAATGACTAGATTTAACACTTATAATGGTAATTCATTTAAATCTTTTGGAAACAATAATATATTATTTACTGGTGTAAATAATTATTGTATTAATAATTTATTATATACAGATTTAAATGAAACATTTACATATCAAGGAACACTTATGCAAAAATATTCTGATAGACCTTTTAGTAGTATTGTAGATGGTTGTCCTGATAATATATTATATACTT